CACGATGTTTTTAGTGATGATGGAATGAATAATAAAATAAAGCAGGAAGCTGCTAAGTTGTTCCAACAGATGATTGAACCAATGCAGGAAGAACTGTATGTTACACAGAGACAATCACAGATGGATAGGTTCAAGACAGATCATCCAGATATGTTGGACTATAAGACTGAGATTGCTGGACTACTAAGAGAAAGACCTGAACTAAAATTAGAGGATGCATATTACATTACCAAGGCAAAGACTGATAGGACAAGGTTAGCAACGTTAGAAAATGAAACTGCTAGAAAGAAAGAAGCAAAGCAGATATCGTGGTCTAAGGTACAACCGGGTTCTAACATTAGGGCTACTAAGGTTCCTAAATTCAGGTCAGCTTGGGATGCTTACCAATGGCATAAAGCTAATGGAACAAAGTAACAATATGAAAAAACTTGATATAATAACTGCATTAGCGGGTTCTTTAGAACAACAAAATTTTACAAATTATACATTATTAGACAGGGCAACTTTTCCCGCCAAGTATAAAGACAGCGAAAGCTACAACCTTTATATAAACTGGGGAAGAACTGAGACTACATACCCAGACACTGGACAATTTGAAGTAGCAGATAAACAAACAAACTTTACCCCTTCGGGGCTTTTCAAAAACAAAAGGAATAAATACTAATGGCTATAAGCAATGAACTATTATCCTCAACTTTGTTTAGCATCAGAGATGGTGAGGTTGACGAACTTTTCCAAAAAGTAGCGTTCTTAGACCACTGTAAGAGAGCGGGCGGAATTGAATTTGAGGATGGCGGAATCAAAATCCAAAGACCTTTATCTGTTGCCGAACACAGTACTATCACTTCGTTACCTACTGGATATGAGCCAGTCAGCTTAGCTGTAAATGATGTTTTACAACCAGCGATTTATCAATGGGCAGATTTCGCTGCTCCAATCGTTATTACAAAAAAAGAAGAACTTGAAAACCAGTCTGAAAAAGCAATCGTGAAAATTGTTGAGGCACGAATGAGATCGGTTATGGGTATGCTTAGACGAGAAATCAATAAGCAGATCCTTGCAGGAACTTCAACTACACTTACTACACTAAATAGTCTGAATGGCTTTGGTGCTGGTGTCGCATCCTTTGANGGATTTATTGAAGAAGGCGCACCTGCTCCGGGTACACAGACTAGATCCGTTGGTGGATTAGCTAAGAACACTTTGAATGTTCAAGGTTGGTATAACCGTGCGGGAACTGGTGGTGGTGCATTTGGTACTAATGGTATCAGGGTTATGAGCGAACTATGGTCGCAAATGAACCAACGTGCACCTATGGGACAGACAGATGTTATCCTCGCTTCTGAGGCAGGCTTTGCTAATTATAAAAGAGCATTGTTTCAGAATGAAAGATACATTGACGAGAAGACACTTGACGGTGGAAGAATGAGCTTGATGTTTGCAGGATCTCCTGTTGAGGCGGATATTGCTATGCCCCTCAATGGTGGTGGTGGTAACGTCTACACGATGTACTTCCTCAATTTTGATACAATCAAATTGATTATGCATCCTGATGCTGATTTCGCTGTTAGTGACTTTGAACACATCTCTGGAACTACTGCTAGGGCTGCTACGCTGTACTGGAAAGGCCAGCTAATTGCCGATCATCTTGGATCACAAGGTGTTCTTTTCAATGGAGATACATACTAATGAGCTATAACGGATTACAATATAATGAAAAGACGGGGATCAATCCTGTCACTGGAGCCGCAGTTGATATTCCAACAGCATTGGATCGTTCTGTAAAGAAAACGTTCATCGCTGGTGGAGCAATTGCACAAGGTGATTGGGTTGCTTTTGATACGTCTAAGACTGCATCGGCTAGGGTACTTTACTGTATTGAAGCTGCTGCTGTTGCTAATGGAAACCCATCAGTCATTGGGGTCTGCATTGCAGCCCAGAATGGTTTTCCCGCTGCTGCTGAGGATAAAGTCACAGTCGTAGTTAGGGGATATGCTGAAGGAGCTAGTGTTGCTAATGCAGTCAACGCTGCTAATCTCGCACTTGTTGTAGATAATACACAAGCGGGACAAGCGGTTGCGATNGTTGGTGGNGANCTTCCTCCTGCTTGTGGGGTATCATTAGAAGCGGCTGTTGGTAACTTGGCAGATGTATATGTATATGGATTAGGATCGTAAGATCTACATTCTAGCGGATACCCCGGAGGCGTGAACAATAGGCAAACCGAGGGTATCCGCTTTTTTATACATTTTTATCTTTACAATTTTTGTCGTAAAGCAGTTAGTATAGATGAGGTGTAAAGCAGACGACCATATTAGGAAGGGACATTTATGAACTTGAAAGAACTGAGGAATAAAGTAAAGAATATTACAGACTATAATCCTGAGATCCAAACTTATTTAGATGATCTGGACGAACTGATCAATGATGCTTACTGTAATGTATACTTGCAAAAGAGATGGTCTTTTGCTAACAAGCTGAAGTATCTAGATATCTATCCAGATATCATAATGGATGCTGCTAACAACTTCAATGCTAATGTACAGGATGGAAGAAGAACAGTTACTTTCTCAGGTCCTATAGCAATGGATGATAGAAGGATCTGGGAAGGACAGATCATAGAATTATATGGAAGAGATTATACTATACTAAAAATCTCTGATAATAAATTAGTCTGGAGATTGAAGGAACCTTTTAGAGGAACTTCAGATGCTAACTATGAGGGATGGAAACTGAAGTTTAGATGGCAGAGACTTCCTCCAGATTGTTTAGAAGTATTGTCAGTAGCACATAGAGATGCTCCTATTCCAGCTTCTAGACCAGTACACGGAAAACAGACAGGACTGATAAGACGAAGAGATGAAGAACTGAATCTTAGAATAGATAGAACTTCAACTTTCTCAGAAGCTTATATCTTAGTTCCTCCTCAGGAAGTGAAAGCTGCTTGGCAGTTTGGAACTACTACTAGTACACAGACAGCAGGTACTAATCCCTTAGCAATTCCATATAATAACTATTGGGAATTTGCTTGGGCATTTCAGCACGAAGGAAAGATTGGTGCTTTGTCGGAACCTGTGAAAGTATCTACAGGTCCTTCAGAAGCTAATACATTTCCTATCTTGAGACTACATCTTACAACTTGGGATGATAGACCAGCAGCCGCTAAGACATATAATCCGGGGCTTGATATATTTCCATCTCCATTAGAAGGATATAAGAAAGTATTATTTTATAATTCTAATTANGATCATACTGCTGGAGCAAGGAAAGGATTGCCTTGTTGGAGAATAGTACAAGGTGTTGGACCTTGGGCTGGAGGTGCAGTACCAGAAGATAGAGATGACTGGATCCCTATGGAGATAGAAGATACAGCACTTTACTTTGATGTAGATAATCTCAGACAGTTAGCTGAAGGATCTCCAAGATATATTGAATGGGAAGGACAGCATCTAAAGTTTAGACCATATCCTAGACCTCAGGGATTTGATGTGGAATATCTGACTGTAGCTGCTGGTGGAGCAGAGGCTGCTAAGTACCATAGGAAGTTTAGACAGTTTGAATTACGCTACTTACAGAAACCAGAGAGATTGACTGAAAGAACTGATACCCCTCAGATGCCTTATGAATTTCATCAACTGATTGTATATTCAGTTTTGTTTGAGGCATTCACTAAGTCTAACAATACTAGTATGGCTGCTATGTATGATAAAAAGATTAGTGATGGGATGAGGACTTTAGAAAAAAGGTATGTTGACAGAGCAGATGTTTTCTGGAGACGTGGTCAATTTGAAACGCAATTCTCAGGTTTCACTTATGACTATGCGTCTCTCAGGAAACTAAACTAAATGAAGTCAAAGTCTACAGAAGAAACCTTAGCACTAGGTGTAGACCAGAGATGGAAGGCTCCACCTCAGTCAGCATCTGATATAAAGAATATGAGGGTTGAAGATGTAGGCTTAGGCTGGATCAATGATAGAGGATGGGAACCTTTGTTGGTTCCTCCAGATGGAGGGATAGAAGGTTTTCCAACAAGTGAATTAGCTGAGAAGCAATCACCTATTAGATTTTTAGATGTTTGGGCAAGGCACGGTAATTCAGAAGTTTATTACCTGTATGAGAGATTTGGTAAACTACAGTATGATTATGGTAATCCGGGAACATCAACTACGCCTAAAGTAATATTATCTTCTGATAGAAACTTACCGAAAGCTGATGATCCGGGAACACAGATACAACCGTTTGGTAGGTTTGCTTTGATATGTAATGGGTATGATAGACCTATTATGTTTTGGGGAAGAGATAAGACTACACCATTTAGTTGGACACAGAAACCTAATCCTCCGGGTGTATATGATGTAGATCCAACGATACTAAGACAACCACAGAACAGTGATCAGCGTATGGGTGGTTATCCTACTGTGTGGAGATCTATAGGATTAGGACAAGATGCAAATACTAAATGGTCACATTATAGATGGAAGGTTAGTTTCATATCTGAGACAGGATCTGAATCTCCACTAAGCAGTGAGAGGGGACATACTTGGTATATTGGACACGTAGATGAAGAAGGTAAGTGGGGTATTCAGTTATGTAATATTCCAGAAGGACCTGATGGTACAGTAGCTAGAAGGATTTATAGAACTAAAAATTTAGAATTGAATGATGCAGAACAGTACTATCACGTTCAGACATTAGAAGATAATTGTACACAAGATTGGATTGATATAGTTCCTGATAGTTTGTTATTAGAACAGGCACCAGCAGAATCTGATAGTATTATAATTCCTCAGACATTCAAGTATGCTGCTAGTTGGAACGGTGTAATGTGGGTAGGTGGAGGAGAAGATGATAGTCAGTTTATTAGATTTTCTAATAGATTTCTACCAGAGCAATTTGCAAGGTATAGGTTCTTTGATTGTAGTAGCCGTCAGGGTGGTCCTGTAACAGCTTTAGTTCCTTACTATAATAACCTAATAGTATTCCGTGCTAAGTCCATAGAGGTTATCTCTGCTATCTCAGATGATACGTATACGATTGGTGTGTTGACTAATGATATCGGAACTACGGCAACGAATACAATTGTTGAAGTACCGGGGAAAGGATTGTTCTTTCTGACAGATGATGGGGTCTTTGCAATTACTGGTGGACAAAGTGGTGCTGGATTAGTTGAAGGTAGTGTGATGAATATCTCTAGAAATCTTCATAAGGAATGGAGGAGATTATCAGAGGGTTCGTTAGCAAGAGCAACGGCAACATATAGTGGTAGAGAAAAAGAATACTGGGTTCATTATCCAGTTGATGGAGATACAGAGAATAGTAGCGGAGCAATATATCATTCAGCTATAGATCAATGGTCATTGAGAAATCTGAATAAGACTTTATCTAGTGAAGAATATCATATGTGGTTTACACAGTTAGCTACAGATCCAGAAGGATGGATCATTATAGGATGCTATCCAGACTATGGGTTTACACACAACCACGCAACATTCAAAGGATATCCGGGGTATGAATTACAAGTATGGTCTGCTTATGGTTCTTGGGGACACCATCAGGTGTATGCATCAACTGCTGCAAGTAAATACAATTATACTTGGACTAAGATGCCGAAGACAGCCGATGACTGTGCATACATTTCAGGATGGCACGACTTTGGAGATGATAGTATAAAGAAAAAGATTATGTCAGTAGAAGTAGAAATGATATCTCAGGGATATAATGATTTAGAATTGAGGTATGCTGCTGATGATACATTCGCTCCTTTATCAGGAGGATCTACATCTCCAATGATTATGGAGAAATATAAGACGACAACTTCAGAACCAGTGTGGACTATTGTAGGTGGTACAGATGTAAAGAACTTAGCTACTTGGGGAGAGAACTGGAGCAATGGACAGGTATGTAGGGTTAGATGGGATGTACATACAGGGATGTTAGGAAGGTTCAAGTTTGGAATTGAGAGCGGAAATAAATTTCATATTATTTCTTATCAGATAAATTTCCAGACGACAGATCAGAAGACGATTACTAGGAGGGGATCAAGTGGCTAGATCGTGGACAAAGAATGAATTCAAGGCTGGAGATCAATTCAAAGCTGATCAATGGAATGATGAGACTAATGGATATGCTCAGCAATTCAATGGACAGTTAGATCAGCATAGTATGCCAATGGTAGGTGCTAAGGCAGAACAGTTTATAGCACCTGTAAGAACTAGTAATGCTCACGGAGCTAATACAACTAGTAGCTACTTAGCAACACAGTCATATCATTATGCTACGTATTATTTAGATACTACGGCTAGTCTTGTGACAAGTGAGATAACACCGACTAGTATTTTTATTACAGATTTTGAATCCCAAAGTTGGGAGAACAAGTGGAATACAATTCCTGTTTCTGGTACACCATCAATACCGCAAGGAACGAAGATCAGGTTCAATGCTAAAGAAGGAATGATATACGGAGGACTGACAGTTAGTGGAGAAAGAAGAGGTGGTAGAATAACATATATCGCTGAGATAGATGGTGAAGACCAGTCATTCGTAATCAATGTTGGTGAAGAGAATATGTACGAATTTGGGGTATTTGTAAATGGTGTGTTATGTGGTAGAACTGGTGACATTCAGATTGGTGCTTGGACTTATGATCTTCCTTATAGTACACCTATCGGTACTGAATTTGTTGAGGTAGAAGTGAAGTGGCAAGCAACACAGAATTCTTTTCCGAATACACAGATCCCTACTACTGTGAACAATGCAGACTATAGAAAGTTTGCTATAGCAGGTATGCAGTTATGGGCGAGGAATCAGTATAGATGAGCATCGTAAAATATAAAAACGCAGTGGAAGGTAAGGCAAGTACCGCATCGGAACTAGATGGTTTCCTGAATGATTTAGCAACTAAGTCAGCATCTATAGATCAACAGAATACTAGGACTGAATGGGTAACTACTAGGCATATTGATTGGGAAGATAAGCCTCTAACAAGAAGCTGGACGCATAGAGATAATACTGCTAATGATGCAGCATATGCTTCTACATCGTGGACAACAGTTTCACACGGTAATAATGGTGGCACAGAGATGACAGGTATCAATCAAGCGATAGTGGTTGGATCTGTGCTAAGATTGAATTTCAATTGTATAACTAATCCCTCAGCTAATAACTTAGATAATGCTTTGGGAAAAGATTATTTCTGGATGAAGATAGAATATCAGTATGATTCAGGTGG